GAATATTTTCCATAATATACTCCTAAATTAAAATTGATTAACAGTAGGCCATTTGCTTTTCACCGCGAGCAACCTGAACTTCATAGTCGCGGAAGGTGACAACAAACTTCATCATCTTGAGAGCAGTCTCAGCCAACACAGCAATAGAGTGCTTTGAGGGCGACTTTGGGTTGAAATATTCAATGTGAATCCAGTTGATCATGTCATTGTTCGCATTCTTAGCTTGAACGATACGAACGACTTCACCTCGGATTGTACCAGCAGCGGATTCATAACGGACGCGGTCACCAACGAGAACAGATTTAGGGTAAGCCATGATTGATCCTTTCATTCCTTATATTTTTAGTCTATACCATATAAGGAATAATGTCAATCAATTTGTTTTTAGTTTTTCATTAAAGAATGAAGGTGTGAAACCATCAAACCCACCACCGAAGTTGAGGTGTCGTGCAATGAGTTTAGCATTGGGCATCGAAACATCATTCACGATAGTTTGATTTGTCTTGGTTTCTATGACATCAGCTCCTGCGATACCATATCCCTGACCAAGATCAATAATTTGTCCAGTTGGTTTTACTTTATAATTCATATTACTTAAATCCGTCAAATTTAGATTTATCAAACTTAGGTTTGATGTTTCCGGCGTCGTTGTCGCGTTGACCCGCCGGCGTTTTATCAAAGACAGCACCAGAGTCAGAAATATCATCTTGTGCTGATGCCTCTGCATCATAAAGTTTCATTCTTGATTTATCTATACCAACTACAAATCTCTTATATCGGTTTGGATCATTGTATCGGTTTTTCAACTGTTTGATCATCACCTGACCGAGTTGGTCAAGTTCTTCTGATGCAATGAGGGCGAACATGAAATCGGCCGTAGCAGGCAGTCCGAACGATTCTGACGTATCCGTCAATTCAACATCGGAGTTACCATAACCAGATCTTGTGGTCTGTGTAGCAGAGATTAGAGGCACATTGAACTCGACAGCAAGTCCACGAAGTTCCTCAGCAATTGCTTTGACATATGTGTAGGAATTGACATTGGCACCAGCCTTCAGTCGAGATGAAGCACAGATATTCAGATAGTCAATATAGATGATATCGGGAATGAAGTTTTTCTTCAGCCTCAACTCATTAATGAGATACCTGAAATTAGCTGAACCTGCAGATGAGGTCGGATATTCCTTAACGATAAGTCGACCAGACGTTTTACCCTTGATACGATCAACAGCCTTGAGGTAACTTGCCTTAGGAATTGTTTCCAACTCGTCCATAGTAAGATTAAGCAGATTGGCATCAATACGTTCAGCAATCCTTTCCTCAGACATTTCCAATGTAATGTAGAGAACATTCAGACCATTCATGAGGTTGTTGGCTGCACAGTGGCACATAAACAAACTCTTACCTGCACCGGTACCCGCAAGACAGATATTGATTGTTTTACGAGGTAATCCGCCCTTGGTAATTTTATTAAAGAATTCTAGGTCGAATGGAATCCTCTGTTCCTTGGTATGATAGAAATCAAACCGTGATTCCGCATTTTCAAGGAAGTCATGACCGATGTTTACGTCGAATGAAATGCCAAGGGCCTCAGTCAAAAGGTGTGGAATGTTACCCTTTGACTGGTCACCCTTCTTGTCGTCCATAATCTTAATGGATTCCATGATGGCATTATAAATGGCTTTATCTTGACAGAACTTCTCAGTCTGATCAATCAGCCATTTATCTTGACTTTTAATTTGTGTTTCATCTAAAGATTCAATAAGAGATGTAGCAATCTTAAATTGTTCTTCAGATAAACCATCTGAATTATTAAGTTCAATTAATAAAGCAGATTTGTTTGGAATTGAATTGTATGAGTTAATGTAATCATCAAGTAAAGAAAATACTTTCTTATCTACTCCATCATGGAAATACTCGGATTTTAAATGTGGAAGACACGCCCGAGCATAACTCTCATTATATAAAATATTCGCAAATATTAATTGTTCAAATTTCATTCATCATCCAGTGCTTCATAAACAGATTCAATATCATCTTCTTGCATAATATTACCGGAAGCTACACGATATTTGTTTTCAACAAACTCATTAAACTTGGCGCATTGAAGGATGGGATGCCAGAAACTGAAGTCATATGTATCAGCCATACGATAGTTCTTGTCAAGGATCTCACCGGTTTGCATGTCAACACGCTGATACCAACCAACCTTTGGTTTGATCACGTGGCCAGACTCTAGAGCCATGTCCATCAGACCCGACCACTTGGAGATACCTTCATTCCAAGAGACTTCAATTGGGATCTTACTCTTTTCTTTGACGAAGCGAGATTTTTCGACGTTAATGATGAAGTTATAACCCACAACATCCTTACCATCCTTCTCCTGTTGACGACCAAGAATAAAGATATTGTCTGCTGAGTAATAGATACCGGTACCGCCAGATACAACCGCCTTTGAGTACATTTCCTGAGTCTGATAGGTGTGATTAACAACTACCATTGGAATATCTTTGATGTTAAGATGTGGTGTAACCATACGGAACAGTGACTTGAGTTGCTTTGCACGAGACATATCAGCAGCTGAACTCTGTTTCAGAGCATCCTCAACTTCTTTCTTAGAAGCAAGGTTACCGACCGAGTCGATTACAATAATAATATGATCACCACGCTTGATTTCACCAAGCTGTTGCATAATATCAAACTTGAGTTGTTCGATATCAGTAATTGGAGTATGGAGGACTCTCGATGTGTCAATACCGAATGAATCAAAGTATGATTGCGGTGTACCGAACTCGGAGTCATAGAACATCAGGACAGCATCGGAATACTTATCCATATAAGCCTTGGCCATCAACAGACTGAATGAAGTCTTGAAGTGCTTTGACGGTCCAGCCCAAATAGTAAGACCTGGAACAAATCCACCATTGATCTTACCGGATAAAGCAAGGTTGATTGCAGGGACTGCGGTCGGAATCATGTCTTTCTTATTGAAGAACTTTGATTGCGACAGAATATCAGAATCCTTAATAGTAGAATTCTTCATTAATTTTTCTAATAGCGACATATAATATCCTTAGTCTAGTAAATTATCTAATTTTTCTTGAAACTGTATTAGTTTTTCTTTTCTGTTCGGCCAGTGAATGTATGCTTTTGTATCGGCATCGGCCATAAGATTTTTAATTAAGGGAGTAATGAGTCTGTGCATTGTATGTAGACGGTCCTTATATAAATCTGAGGTACCGGACAATTCCTCCAGTACATCTCTGTTTATATCACTTTCATCAACAGAAGTAAACCCAAAATCAAAATCTTCATCCAATTTTATTGTTGTCATGTTATCACCCAAAGAAACTATCTAGTGTTGATCTTTTTTCTGCACTCCATCCGATAGCATTTAGAATAATGGATAACGGATCGATGAACGTTTTGTTGAATTGAACATCATAGTCAATAAACTTTTGAATTTGAAATTCATTTGGTAGTTCACCCGGAGCACTAATTACGTTAATGGCAAATGGATTAGGAGACTTCAGATAACAAAATTTGATTTTGTCTCCGTTTCCGATTAAGTCATATTGCCCATTTAATTTATACTTATTGATGAGGCTATTATAGAAAATAGAACCCTTGGCATGAATAGGAGTTCCCTTCACATACATTCCACCTTGTTTGCACATATAGTCAGTTAGGTTGGAAACACCACGAGGTGCGGCAATATCTTCAAAGTTCAAAGTCTTGAATTCCTCACGGAAGTCCAGGATGAACTTCTGCATGGTTGTCTCATCTTTATTCATAACCAAGTCAAGGCAACCTTTAATCTTATTCCGACACGCAAGTGGAGTCGACGATTTAATAGCCTCAATGCCAGACATTTTCAGTTTGGCCTTTTCATATGAAACCCCTTCCTGGTTCCACACATTGAGAATGTAGCGCTTTTTGGCAGTCCAAATAGCCTTGTCCGCAATACACTCACGTTTCATCTTCATCTTTTGATCAAATGCATTCATGCGGTCAGCAAGATCCTGGTAGCACTTGTCAATGAAAGGTTCCAATTTTTCCTCACAGACTTTGTCGAGCCACTGAACAATCTTTTTAGTGTCAGTCTGATCCGGGAATACAGCACCGACAAGTTTATCGACAGTGACATAAATCGAGTCAGTATCAGATGCGACCACAAAGTCAAAACCTTCGGTCTTGCACAACTTATTGAGATACTCATTCATGCGGTCGGCAATCCAACGGATGGATAATTGACCTGACATTGTAATAGCCTCAGCGTGATTGATATCAAACCAACGGAAGTATTTGTTGCCAAGAGCACCATAGGCTGAGTTTAGCTGAATCTTTTTAGCCATTTGAAGATTATCAAGACGAGAGATTTCTTTTAACAAAGTTTTATCTTTTGTCTTTTCGTATTCCTTCTTGCATTCGATCATCTCCTTCTTGTATCGGACACGGTCATCATACATCTTAGCCATGATGGCACCAAGGAACCCTTGTTTGTCTTTACGATACAAACACCCATTGGCAGCATATGAGTAGTCGGACCCTTTCATGCCAGTATCAATTGACTTATCAAGCAATGTATCCAGAGATGGGAATGAACTGAGTCGTTCAACAAACATTTCGGGGGAGATGTTGTATTGCTGAATTAAATGAGGATATAGTGAGTTCAAGTCGAATGAAACCACCCATTTATGCATACCGACCTGAACGTCCTTGACGTATCCACCGACAAGGTCTGAGATCAATGAGGGTTTCTGTTGAGGTACAACTACGTTACGCTCCATCAGATAGTTATGTATGATTACATCCCAAGGTTTGACTGATGCTAGAGTATCGACATAGTTGACCTTAGCATCGTATGCCATAGCAAACACAAGTTCGATTAACTTCATCTTATCTTCAAGCATATCAACCAGACGAACGTCGTGAATGTTATACTCTATGTAAAGTTGGAAGTTTCTGTCAAGTAAATCATTAAGGCCAGTGTAACCTTGATCTCGGTAATCAAGTTTCTTTTCACCAAGTTCAACCATTGCGATGTGGTCTAGTGAGTACTTTTCCTGATTTGCATAGGTAAACTTCTTGTAAAGTGCCAAGTAGTCTAGAACAGAAATGCCCTTGATTTCATACGAGGTAACTTTACGACCCTTAACCTCAACATCATATGGGCGAATCTGACCCCAAGGGCTAAGCCTCTTGGTTGCCTCTTCTCCAAGAATTTTAGCAATGCGACCGACCAGATATGGAACGTCGAAGAACTCAATGTTCCATCCAGTCATTACGTCTGGTCGATATTCGGATGAGTTCCAGATCTCGAGGAATGAAGTCAGTAGAGCCTTTTCATCTTTACAACGATAGTATGTGATGTCCTCGTCATCTGAAACAAAGTCACCACAACCGAACACCGACTTTAGACCATTACGGCTAATTGTAATAGCAGTAATCTCGTTGGGTGTTGTCTGAATTGCTGTGGCAATATCTTCCTTACCGACTCTGGTTTCAATGTCAAGTGAGCAAACTGAAATAAGAGCCGGATCATATTTGATCTCGCCTCGAAATGTATCAAAGATAAATGTATAGAGATAGTTAGTCATGCCATAGATAGGCATGCCACCAACATCTTCATATTGATTAGCAAAATCTCTAGCTTCAGTTACAGAATCAAAATTCATTCTGCCTACTGTGTCACCAGATAATGTCTTATACTTGCTTTCATTCT